TACGTTACCGTATGCCATGTCAACGTTGTATCTGGTAACTGCGTTACCAATGAACAATGTGCCAAAGACTGCATGTTGTGCTCTAATGCCGTCATTACGTTTAGAAACTTCAATCGTAGCAGTTTGACTATCATTTGTACCTACTACTGATGATGTAACTTGGAAACGAATCGTAGAAAAGCCTTCTTTAGGCAATTGATAGATTACTTGATTAGCTGTGTTGTCTTGCGTAGTGATATTAGCTGAGTTGATAGAGATACCACCGTTCAAACCGATACCACCGTTAATAGCGATGTTACCAGTCGAAGTAACGTTACCAATAGCAATCAAGTCGCCAGTAGCGTATATGTTACCCACTTGCAAGTCACATGTTACTTGGTTGTTACCGTTCTGATAGAAACTCATAACGTTGAAGTTCTCTGCCATTGCAATGTTACCGATGTGCAATGCATCATTCTTACCTAACCATAAGTTAGAAAAACGATTAGAACTGTTTCCTAGAGCAAGTACGTTGCTAACTAGGGGAATTGTGTTCATGCCGATATCTAGTTGATTATCGGGGATGTTGATTACTAAGTTTGCATCGCCACCGCTCAATCCGTCATTGTTATACTGAACTGCTCCGTTAGGACCACCTTGATTTAGCAATGGAATACTGGCGAAGTTGTTATTGATTTTGTCAAAAGCAACACGTAGCGGGTCACCGGTACCATCGTTTGGTAGGTCGCCAAGGTTAATCACTTCTAATGTATGTAAAGGCATGTTAATGTTCCACTTATGTTATATTTATCGTTTGTTATACCAAACTAATAATGTGCTTTGATAAATATACGTATATTTAAGGAGCATTTATGCACAAATTTCTATTAGGATTGCTGTTAGTCGTGACAGGATCCGCTCAAGCATGGGACCAACGAGCCCCTCTGCCTGTTCAACAATGTCAAGTCCATAGTCCGTATGGATTCGCTAATACTCAGCGCACAGCTACAGCTATTTGCCGTGAAGGTTATCTAGTAGCGTATGACGCACCTGTGAAGATTCCAGTGTACGTAGCGTATACTCTGCAACCTAAGGACGCTTTAGGCTGCTTCCCAAGAACAAACGCATTCGTAGCTGACCAATCATTAGGTGGTACAGGTGCAAAACCTGACGACTATGTTGGCACAGGATATGATAAGGGACATGCTGCACCTGACGGTGACTTATCATATACTCAACAAGTAGAGTATGAGAGTTTTTTAATGACAAACATGTATCCACAACATGGCAGTCTAAACCGTGGAATCTGGAAGTTACTGGAAACTTCAGTGCGTGGATGGGCAGTTCAAACGAACCAAAGCTATACGATATTCGTTGGAGCTATGTATGGCGCTGGTGACGAGTTCATCGGCAAGAACAAAGATATCATCGTGCCTCACGCATACTATAAGATTGTAATCAACAATCAAACAGGAGCTGTTGCTGGTTGGAGATTCCCTCACACTAAGCCATACGTTAACTTAGGCAACGACTTGACTAAGTTCCGTGTAGCTATCAGTGATATTCAGAAAGAAGCAGGTGTTCAATATCAATACCCAGCTAATGCTAAAGAAGTTCAGCCAGGACAAGAGTGGCCTGTCAACTTCGGTGACTTGACTAAAGCTAAACGTGCTAAGTGTGGTGCAGCAGCTAGTGCTGACTAATCACTTGCCGATTTTGTCGTAGTTGATTTTGTTAGTTTGATACCATTCAATCCATACATCAGATTTAACTGCGCATTCGTAGTAGGTTGAATAGTTGATATTAACAGTCTTGCTAACATCGCTCAATTTTGCCCCGTCTTGAAGTTTCTTTAGGTCGGGGCAATTCTCCATCGCTCCAGCCTTTGTCGGTGCTTCAGGAAACTGAGGGATTACAGGTGGAGTAGTGCATCCAGTAAGTAGAAACGCTAATAAAATTAATAGTCTCATTTTGCTCTCTCCGCTGATTGATTGTGTGCGTCTACAAAGGGCTTTGGAATCGCACAAGTATTATCATACTTGGTAACTTCTTTGTCAATATATCGAGTGACGTACTCTTTCTTGACCTTAATCTTTTCTCTGACTTTATCCGACTTCTTAGCTAACTTGTCGTTCAAGTCTTTGTTCTTTTGCTCGTATTCGGCTGTCTGTTGCTTTGCTTCTTCGATTCTAGCTTGCATGACGTTGTAATCGTACAATGCACCTTCTAAGAAGATAGCAGTCGCAAGTCCAATGATACCCGAGATTTTGAGCATCAGGGTATATTGCTTGATGAATTTGACTTTTCCAAAGAAGAAGCCAGTTATCATAGCTACTATGCTAAGATAGAATAGTGAATGGAAGACCCAGCCGGGTGTAAGTTCGAAGATTAACATACTCTTATTTATTAAAGTATGAAGAACCCTTTAACCAATCATAGTAAATTTGGAAGCCTTCTTCAACGTCAACCTTAGGGTCAAACCCAAAGTCTTGTCTAGCTGCGTCAATATTCAATGCGCCTCTACTAGGGAAGTCTAAGTCACGTTCTCCCACAATAATCTCACCCTTGCCTGCCACCTTTACTGCTAGAGTAGCAGCATCAAGTAAGGTATGAGAGTGCGACTTGGTGATGTTGTAGGTTCTGTTGTCGGTATTGTCTGAGAGGGCTGCGGCAACGATTCCGTCTGCGGCGTCGTCAACGAACGTGAAGTCAAGCGTTTCGTTTGCTCCGTTAACTGTAATAGGTCTTCCTCTGATAGCGTTGAGAATGAACTTGCTGATGACTCGGTCTTCCACGTCAAGTGGACCGTATACAGCAGAGGGGCGTATAATAGTATAACTAAGATTGTCACGACGGCTATAATCTTTGACAAGTGCTTCACCTGCCAGCTTGAGGATTCCGTATTGTCCTTGTGGTTTGCAGTCATAGTCTTCTTTCACATCATCTTTGAAGTCACCGTATACCATTGAACTACTGATGTACACGAATTTTCTAACGTCATATCTTTTGCTTGTTTCTAATAGATTAAGCAATCCTTCACTCATAACACGACTGCCCCATGCAGGGTTACTGTTAACAACTTTCTGTCTAGGGAAACTAGCACAGTGAATCACAATCTCAGGCTGCTCGATATTGAATACTGTATCCATACGTGTGCTATCACAAATATCATACTCATACAAGCCTCCTACATCTTCAATCTTCTTCAATCGTTCGTTTAATAGATAGTCAACTTCTTCTTGTGGGATAATGCCATAGTTAGTTTGAATATCTACAATAGACACAATGTGCCCTTGCTCTTGTAGTTTCTTAACTACGTTGTGTCCGATAAGGCCGAGACCGCCTGTTACTAGGATGTTCATTCGAATTTCAATTTATAATAAGTTACTTCTTCTGGTGTTAGGTAAGCAAAGATGTTATACCCGTAACCATATGTTCTAGGGTCTAACGTTCTGCGCCAGAGTGGTTCAGGTTTACTATGTTGCATCACGTACTTACCTGCATCTGTTTGCTGCCATTCGTATATCGGTTGTGCTACGTATAAGTCGGGGTCTTCGCTGTCCCCCATACGTATACGATGCACTAGATATTCTACTGGCTTTATCATACTGCCATCGGCGCTTTGATTGAATCCATTGACTTATAGTTGTTCAACTGAATGTCGTCCATAGTGAACTGGTCGATAGATTTTACGTCGGGGTTCAACCAAAGAGTAGGTAGCTCTAATGGCTCACGTGTAAGTTGTTCTTTTACTTGCTCTAAGTGATTCTTGTAGATGTGAGTATCACCTGTACTGAGAACAAGTTCACCTACACCCATGCCACACACGTGTGCAACCATGTGAGTTAACAATGCATAGCTTGCAATGTTAAAAGGTAGTCCCAAGAATACATCTACACTACGCTGATACATATGGCAGCTTAGTTCGTTGTTCTTGTTAACATAAAATTGCGACATAACGTGACAAGGTGGCAAAGCCATTTGGTCGAACTCACCTACGTTCCAGGCACTGATGATGTGTCTGCGCCCATTAGGATCTCGTTTAAGTCCTTCTATGAGTTGTGCAATTTGATCCGTCTCTTTGACATGGAACGCCCCGCCCCGATTGTATTGGTTGCCGAAGCTGTCCTTAAACGTTTCTTGCTTATGCTCGACTGGGGTTTGCCAGTGTCTCCACTGTACACCGTAAACACGGCCGAGGTCCCCCTCAAACTTAGCCTTGGGCTTCCAATAAGGTGCAAGCGCATTTGGCGTCCAGATAGTAACCTTGCCTTCGGCAGTACCATGGGTGAGTTCTGCCAGTCTACGTTCATCACTAGACCCCTCAAGAAACCATAGAAGCTCACCTTTGCAAGCACGCCATGCAAGTTTCTTAGTAGTGACTGCGGGAAAAGATCCACGCAAATCAAAGCGAAGGTTACGTCCAAACACACTAATAGTGCCCACGCCAGTTCTGTCATCTTTTTCTTCTCCGTTGGTTAAAATATCTTGTAATAATTCTAGGTATTGTTTCATATCTTCATTTTATCATTTTCATCGTGCATTGTATACACGTTTGGAAAAATGCTCCGAAGAGCATTTTTTATAATTTTCCAAGTAACTTATCTGTCTGGGGTTGGACAGTTTCTGCAATACTCTCTACGTTGAGGACAAATTCAAAACTAGTAATCAGAGGATCTAGCTCAAGTAACTTACGAGAAATTACTTCTTCTACTTCCTCCGGGTCTAATCCTTGCTTCATTAACGCTTGGATGTTGATAGTATGTTGTTTCTTTCCAGTCATTCGCACTACAATTTTGCGAATGAACTGAACCGGCACATTAACTTTATCTACATCTTCAAGAATATGTTCCCATTTTCTGATGTATTCTGGTGTCATTTAAGCCTTAGACTGTTGCTTTTGCCTTCGACTTAGCTCCTGGTGGTCTGCCACGGCCGCGTTTTACTTGCTCACCCATTTGAGTGGTTTGTGTTGCAGTAGGGATGCCCAACATGCCATTAGCTTCACTTTGCAATCTTGCGCTTTCAGCTAATAGACCTTTTGCTTCTAGTTCCATCTTACGTGCTTGGCTTAGCAAGTTATGTGCTAGTACAGAATCACCTAAGATGCCGTCTGCTGCTGGTACGTTGACTGGGGGAGGTGTAACGTCTCCGCGCATCTTACGTGCAACTTCAGCTGGGTCTTGAATGCCACGGCTCTTGTCCATTTCAGCTAATTTCTTAACTGCTGTTTCGCCTTGTTCCATTTCAGTAAGAATCTTGTTCAATTCGTCTAGTCTAATTTTTGTATTAGAGTTAGGCGTTACGATAACTTGACTGGATTGAACTTTTTTTAGCAAACCCTCATTGTGTAGTACTTGCAGGATGTATTTACCATCTTGTGTATGTGTACGGTTCAATGCGTCAGCTAAGTTTTGGCTATTCTGACCGATATCCGATTCAATGCATGACATCATTGGATCATGCAAGTGACGATTCAATGATTCAGTATATGTTACTAGAGCCATATGTGGCTCACCTGGTACTTCGCGGAATACGATAGCAACTTTGCGGTCACCAATCTTACCGATATGTCTTAAAAAACTCATGTTAATCTCCTTAAGGTTCTAGATTTTAATTATTTAATATAATTTCGCTAGCACGAAATTTATTTACTGCCTGACCAGCGTAGCTCGTATATCATTGCTTCCGCAGGGTCTTCAAAGAAGATATAGTCTGAAGGTAATGGGATAAGGGTGTCAGTTTCTTCTGCGATTGACGCAGTAGCGAATCTACCTTGAAGTTTACCGATTACCCAAAGTTTAGATTTCTCATTCAGTGGGGTGTTGCTTTTGACGAAGTGGGGCGGTACCGTAGACAACTCTCTAGTACCGAACCATTTAGATGGGCTTACATTCATTTTGTTAATGCGTCTAGCATCTTGTATTTGTCGTATGCTTCAACTACAGCAGGTGTAGTGTTCCAACTCTTAGGTGCAAGTTGAATCCAATTACCAGAGGCGTACATGCCCGGGTGAACATAACCACCACCGAAGTCAGGGAAGCATCGTGGTTGATGAATCTTACCAGTATTGAATAGGCGTGTGGCTAAGTCTCTAGCCTCTTCGATTGTTTTAGTACCATCTACACTCAAGTCATAGCTGTTACGATTACCATTACCACTATGGTAATAATGGTCAACTACTACCATAAGTTTTTCTGCATCTTCTGCCATGGTTCGTGTGATAATCATTACCACATCTGATTCGGGCACTTCGCCAGAAAGGATATCTTTCAAGCATTGACCCAAACTTGTTCCAATCAACATCATATAATCACCTGTCTGTTTGTTGTGCTTCTATCGCTGTAAATCTTGTCACCTTGTCTACGAATGATATCTACGATATCCTGAGGACTTTCGGTGAACGCCAGTCTAATTGATTCTTCGGTAACACAGTCGTCAGCATTGAATGAATAGATTTCATAACAACGCTGGCTATTCACTCTAGCACGGAGCATCATCATTGGAATACTCGGACTACCGTCGACTGCTTCATCTTTCAATGTAGCCCATGTTTTCTTCTTATGCCACTCAGTGACATTGAACAAACATTCAAGACCGTACATATCCCACATAACAAGAAACGTATTCATCACTTATCCTTCAACAATGCATAAAGCATTTCGACTTTTCGAAGTGCATCATTCAACGAGGGTTCGGTCTCTGCAAGTTTAACTATATCTTCAAACTTTATCCAGCGGTGTGCTAGCCGAACTTCTTTGCTTTCGTAAATCAATTCTCTCTCCGTTGAATGAGGTTGACGAGAGTAGATTGTTCTACCCCCGTCAGGACTTTCGTAAATCAATCGTTGTTGTCCTTAATCGCTGAGAAGGCAAACTTCAAAATTCGATAGAATACATAGAAGATACCGAAGACTGAACCCAGCAACAAAAGTGTACCAATAGTCTCGCCTAGAATAGCTAACTGTTCCATACTTACTCCTTATTTTTCATCATAGATTGCGAACTGACCGAATGGGGGATTCGGGTTAGGGTCACCATGAATGATCCAAGTAGTATCGCAGTAGTCAGGGTCACCCCAAGAGCCACAGGGGTAGCCATCAGTGAAAACAATCAAACGCTTGGGCACG